GCCGAAGCTAGTTCCGTTGATCTGAATACCAGTGCCTGCATAAACAGTAGTGGATTTCAAAGCAAAAGTGTTGCTTGCACTGCCAATCGCCGCGTTAACGCTGTCGTCCACATACTGCTTCGTGCTGGCCTGCATATTAGACACAGGGGCATTGGCCAAAGTCAGCGTAGCCGCACCGCTCAAAGACACGCTGCCGGAGAAAGTCTTCGCTCCACTGATAGTCTGGACGTTGGATATGCCTACAAAATTAGCGTCTACATAGGCTTTGTGTACGGCATCAGCAGGATCGGTTGGAGTGTAGTTCAGCCGCAAGAAAGGATTCATGATCTGGCTTGTTACACCAGCTGCTTTCCACAGGTAGTTTGCGTTGACGTAATTGTACGAAGTCGCTTGGTTGCCCGTGGGAGTTGCAGTGGGGAGCGCTACCGTACCTGTGAATGAGGTGTTGCCCGTGACCGTGTTGTTATCCGCAAGGCTGAAGAATTTGTTGTCTACGTAGCCTTTGTTAACAGCATGCACTGCTGTAGTCGGAGTGCCGGTCAGCGTAAGCAGATCAAGCGCAGTAAAGGCTTCTTGGAAATCCGTACCATTATAGATAACAGTCTTCGCTGTATTAGCCGGTATCGTTACGCCCGTAGTAGACGCCAATTTGATGGTGACAGAATAGGAGAGGGACTTATTTATGACCGTATACAGCTTGCCCGATGTAGAAGTGACGGCACTTGCAGGGACGATAATGGTGGAGTTAGCACTGATCGTAATCGCCGGGACCACTAGACACATCTGCCTAGACTGGTCGTTTGCGCCGTTGAATGCACTTAGCGTAAGGGAGTTAGAAGCCCATCCAGAACTCAGTTCAACGCGCCCCGCGATTGAACTTTCCAGCAACGTGCCTAGATTGGTGTTGGTGGTGTTGCCCCACGTATTGGCCTGCTCACCCGAGGCGATGAGTTCAAGACGAAGATTGGAACTGTATGTACTCGGCATTGTTTTTTACCTTTATGTCGGAATGTTGGTCCAATTACTGTTCTGTGTCGTCGTAATTGAGTTCCACGGAGAGGCTGGATATTTACCCGTTGATGGCAGATTATACCCTATTCCTCCTAAAACAAAGAGTGTGTCGCCCACCACATAGCCTGAACCGGCATTGGCTATATCCACAACAACCGCTACGTTCAAAGTGTATGCGATATTGAATGTCGCGCCTGACCCACCATTTGTAGCTACCACTGATACCGGATTGGATGGCACTTCATCGTACAGCGACGTGTGTTTGATAGCTATCTGAGTGATGGCTCCTGCACCGTTGACTGCTACAACAAGGAGTTCAGTGTTAGTGTAATTGACTCCAACACAAATAGGCTGCGAACCAATCGAACAGTCCTGACCATAGACAACAGCATCAAGGGTGATCTCATTCCAATTTCCCTGAATACTTGTTTCTGTCGTTGGTGCTGGTGGGGTGTAGCAAATAGGGTTTGACGCGATGGACGCATCGTCGTAGGGGATTTCTGGAATCTGTACGGTGAATACATCAAGCCAGAAACTACGGAAGCTGTTGAGCGTTGAAGCAATCGAAAACCCTGTGACCCCTACCGTCTGGTCTGTACTGTTGAGTACGTGGTTTTGTGTGAGCGTAAGGCTTTGAGAAGCAGCGGTAAGATTTACGGCAGCAGAAGCCGTGACCGAATTAAGCGTGAGCGAGAGAGCCTGAGAGTCAGCCGTGAGGTTTACGGCAGCAGAAGCCGTGACCGAATTAAGCGTGAGCGCAAGGGACTGAGAGCCTAGGAGAGCATCAACTTCTGTAGCAATAGCAACAGAATTAAGCGAGAGCGTGAGGCTCTGGGAGTCAAAGGTCGGTGGTTGGACTTCGACAATTACGCTGGAGAGCGTAGTAGCCAGACTCTGCGAGTCTAGCGCAGGGAGAACTGCATCAACAGAAAGAGAGACAGAGTTAAGAGTAAGTGCTAGATTCTGGCTCTGCAGTGCATAGTTAGCCGCTGCCTGAATGGTCAGGCTGTTAAGCGTCGTTACAAGATTTTGAGAAGAAGCAGCTGCATTAGCCGCAGCGGTAGCGGCAGCAGAATTGAGCGTGAGGGAGAGGGTCTGGGAGGTGAGGACTAAATACTGATCTTCACGGATGTCCGCAATGGGAGAATCAGCAATCGCAGAGAAGCCCAGCACCCCCAGACCCTACTTAGCTAGCCTGCGGACGGTTTGCGCTTAGAGAACAACCCCAAAGCTGCGAACAAAGCGGCACCTGCTTTGGCAATCGCCTCTGTCTGTTCAGGGTCAAGCTGTACGCCAATTAACGTGATGATTACGACAATCGCTCGCCAAGTGCTCGCCTCGCCTAAAGAAATTCCAATTTTATCTACTACTGCATTCATATATTTACCTCTTTTCTATCTCATATCTTCGCTAGCTGGAAGTGCATTCCATCCGGTTTAGACCATACTCCACCCCAATCAAAACCAGCATCGGTGAAGCACTTCACTAGTTCTGGAGACATAGTAGGCTTCTTGCCAAATCCATTCCATGCGGCATTGATGTCGATAGCAATACCCCAAGCGTGAAGAGACTGGCTCGACGCTCCGCGTTTCTTACGAATGTTGAAGCATCCATCCCACGTTTTTAGCTGAGAGATAAGATTTCGCTCTATGATGTTTTCAAATGCTTGGGTCAAAGGGGCGATCATGGCACTGTTGCAGTACAACTTCTTGGGGATCACTCCTATCTCAAGATGCGAAGGCACATCCCACAGCACCATATATTTGCCTTCATCCGCCCGCGTGTTAGGATCACCCCACTTTGCGAAGCATTGTCTTGATGTGACCATCTCTTACTCCTCTACTGGAGCTTCCTCGGCTGGGGGCACTTGGCCCTTGGCCTGCTCTTGGATTGCATTGATGAACCCGGCTACTTCAGCGAAAGGCTTGGTACCCAGATAGTTCAGGATAGCGTTCAGAAGTTCTACAGAAATTTCAATTTTAGGCTGCATAGTTGTCTATGAGTTGTTGTTAAAGGAGAGGGTAGTGTAGCAGGTTTTATTCTTCCGGCTCAACAGGCTCAACAGGCTCAACAGGAGGAACTAGGTTAGCCCCATCGTCACGAGCCATCGCTCTGTTAATGTAATCCGAGAACAAGGCTTGGTGTACCAGAGCTACCGGGATAGTTTCGCCCGTCAGTTCCAAGGTTTCTGGGTCGCGCAGTTCGATGATGCCGAGTGGGTCTACGGTGTAGCCCAGATTGCCGACAAATTGCTTGATCTGCTCATTGTTGAGGTTAATCACCTGCTCCTCGTCATACCGCACCGTCGCCGGTTGGTCCAGTGGGTTTAGGATCAGGATTTGGTAAGCGCGTTGCCATGCGACCCCGGATACGTCAGTTTCTTTGTAATCGGCCATTGTGGTTTCCTATTAAGCGAGTGTTATGTTTGCAACTCGGGTTGTCCCATCCGTTCCACGTACTGATATTCGTAAGTTTGTATTGCTGGTTAATGCAAATACCATCGTGCCATTTGTGCTTAATGATGGCGCAGTCCCGTTGACCGTTGAAATAAAATCCCCCGCCGCTGTCAGGGTCATGGCCGAGGTGAAGGTGGCTGTATTTCCTGCTGTACCGGAGGGAGCGTTGTACCAGAGGTGAGCACCACCGTTTTGGAGGTACAGCGTTGCAGGGGCACTTGTTTTATACGTCCATACAGAGCCTCCATTAGCACTATATACGTTTGTAACTAAATACGCCGCAGGCACAGACAAGTTGCCTAACAATGCCACGCCGTTAGCAAATTCAAGCGCACGACTTGTATTACCCCCCCAAGCACTCGGCGTTACCCCAATCCCCACGTTCCCACTGCTATTTACCACCAGCGCATTCGCTGTCGTGGGGTCGAGGCTGATGGCGCTGCCGATGGTGACTACGCCTGCCGTACTAATCCTGACCCGCTCACTGCCTCCGGTAAAAAATGTCATGGCGAGGAAGGTGCCTGTGCCGGTTCGCGTGGAATCTATTTTGAAATCCCCACCTGCCGTATCAACACGAATTAGACCTCTCGAAGTGTTTGTCGGGTCAGAATTCGAATAGCAATCAAAACCCGCGTTAGTAGCGGTTCCATTGGGGAAAACTGTTATTTGTGTGTTGCCATTTGTCGTACTGCTCTGAAACGCAACTCGATTAGCAACCGTCGCATTACTAAAATCGCCAGTGATGCGATTGCCTGTGCCTGAGAAAACAAGGTTAGTGCCGACAGTCGTCGTGCTGGAAGATGAAAGCGTGGTGAAGTTACCCGCCGCAGGGGATGAGCCACCGATAGCGGGAGGTGAGGCGAGATACGTACTAAAGCCTGTACCGGACACGGTAGAACTTGCACTTAAAGTGGTGAATGCGCCTGCGGCTGCTGTGAGATTACCGATAGTAATGCCGTTAAGCGTCTGGGTCCAAGCGGGGTTGGTGCCGTCTGTGGTGAGGACTTTTCCGCTGTTGCTATCCTGATCCGGTACGAGGGAGCGCGTGGGCGCGGAGCAAAATACTCGTTTAGTACCGGAAGAAAAGTTGACTAGCGCACCGCTATTAGATGAGGCAATGACCGTAGTACGAGATAGCGTACCTGTAGTAACCAGTGTACCTATGCCGATTTCCCACTCGCCAACGCCATTATCTACAGTATAAAACAGCGAGGCACCTGTGGAGAAACCAGAGGCAAAAGTTATATAGCCAGTAACGGCTCCAGATAGAGTGAGAGTACCCGTGCCACCCGTGGTGGTTGTCTCTTGTACACGGTTTTGCATCTGTGGCATGGTGTCTATCCTCTATGGATTAGCAAATGTGAAATACTTTAACTCGGCGGCCCTACGTGCGGCAACTGCGTCATTGAAATCTGTAAATGTCCCTAGAAACACTTTTTTATGGTTTATGCCTATCTGGACTTGCCATCGTTGCATCTTGGTGTGCCACATCACTCCAACAACGCCTGACTTATTATTCTTAGCTATGGATTGATTTTGAGCATTATCAGAATGATTATTTGGGGCTAACCTAAGATTTGCTAACCTATTATCCGCTCTGTCTTTATTTATATGATCTATTTGGCACTTGGGCATATACCCGTATGCTAGCAACCATACCAACCTGTGTTCTGTTCTACGTTTCCCAAAAACTGTTATGTATCTATGCCCTGTTTTTCCAGTTGTGCCAGCTCGCCTGCCCGGTTTAACCCATCGCCTTTGAACCTTCCACGTCACTTCCCCGGTTAGGGGGTCGTAGCTAAACATTTGCATCGCTTCTTCATAGCTAATATACTGCTCAAACATCTTCAATCTCCTCTTCAGATTGGTGGTGTAGCACTTCGGGGCGGTTCCCGCCGCCCCTTGTGCGCTTAGGTTAGTTTAACAATATTATTGCAGTGGTGCTCGTCGCGGCAGGGAAAGTGACCGTGAAATTGCCATTCGTGCTTGAATAGGTTGCCCCAAAGCTCAGAATGGCTACAGCCTTGTTTCCCTGCGAAGAGTTGTAAATCAAAGCCCCGGCAGCTGAAATTGTCGCTGCAGACCACGTTACATCATTAAAGTCAAGATAAGCGGTGGTGCCAGAGAGTGATACACCCACATTAGCCAACGTCTCACCACCCGGAGTGTACCCCGTACCAGAAGATTCTCCCGAAGTCGTATAGACCGTAGTGGCTGAATCCAGATTGGCTGAGGAGGTATAGAGCGCGATCTTGAAAGTGTCTCCACCCGAAGCGGCGAAGTCATGTAACCCTTCAAGGACTTGTTGTTTGAACGTGGAAGCGAGAGCCTGTGTGATAGCCATTACTATACCTCTTCAGAAATTTCAAGATCATACTCAACAGAATCGGCAGTGACCGTCACACTGTTGAGCGTAAATTCAGGTTGTGGAATGTTGTAGTCCACTTCTTTTGCTTCTTCGTTCATTGTACAGGTTGTCTCACTTGTTCGGTTCTGAAATTGTCTTCCCTGTTTTTGCCATCTCCAAGTTGTTTCAGCAACATCATGGCTTCATCGTACTTGGTCTGGTAGTTCTGCGTCATATCCGCTTCACCTTTAAGGAATACGGAGGCTTCAACCAGCGCGCCCCAGAGCAGCACAGAAGGATAATTCTGCCCCAACCAGCTGGTGCCCGCATCGACAATTGAAGGAGGAGCCGCGTAATAATGAAGCTCCATAACGTAGTTCGTGTCAGGTGTCGGGCCTAGGATAAATGCCGTAGAGCTAAAAAGTCCGTAGTATTTTGGCATTCCAACAGCGGTAGGGAAGGGGTAGGCTTCACGAATGAAATTCACATCTTTCTGCAGAAGGTACTCGTAGTTACCGTTAGCATTCACAACAGCCATAGAAAACACAGACAAAAAGTCTGTCGGCATATTCAAATACTGGAATAGCTGTGTTGCCTCGCCTGTGACGTTTCTTCTGAAGGCCGGTAGCTGTACCGTGTTATTGACCAACAACTCCGTATTACGAACAAAGTTAGGGATGTTCGCATTGAATGTGGGTTCATCGACTTCAGAATAATTCTGAATCGCTGTGTAGAGTTGTTGGTATGTGAGGCTCATTTAACGCTTACCGTTAACCAAATTTTGCAGAAGACTTAGTGCCTTTCGTAGCCGCTCCCGTGCCTCGGGTCTTGACGGTTTGAGTGTTCGGCGGGGTATTAGGATAGCCGTTGCCTTCAGGGGTGCTGATTTTTTTAATGCCAGCATATTCGGCTGATCCTTCTTTGTGTTCGGCAATGCCGCCTGTTCTACGAGTGCTCATTACTTACTCCGTTGATTGGCTACACGAGCCATATTACGACCCTTGGCTTTCATTTCACCCGTGGTTACGCCACTACGCTTCAGTCCTTTCATAGATTTCTGCTTGTCGTGCTTCTTGTCCATGCTGGACTTTTCCCACTCTTTGTAACCCATCTTGTGCTTTTTTGCCAATTTTTTATCCTCGCGGATATCTTCAGCAGAACCTTCAAACTTAGCCATTGCTTTTACCTCTGTGGTTTAGCTAATTGTAACAAAAACATCGTTCAACGTAAAATCTGCCTGCTGCGATCCTACGGGATTCCAGCCAAACAAACCTCTGGACGCATTCAAATTGGTATCCGGTCTTGGATTACGCAGTGCTTGAGGATCATCAACAGGATACGTGCCGACCCAAAGCTGCGGTTGATCGGGGCTCCAGTCCGTAGGGCACGCCAATAGATTGATGACTTTGCCCTTGATAATGACGGGTTTAAGCTTGCCTAGCGGATAACGAAAACCGCAAAAATCGCAGAAACCAAAGGCTTTTTTACCCGTTGCAAAACGGTTAGCCACTTACCAACCCCTGCTACCAATATAGCCAGAATAGGGGACGAACCGTATAGGAGCCTTATCCCTGTCTTCATCCGAAGCCGCTTGCCACGCTTCATCATACATCTGCTTGAGCATAGGAATACGATCTATACTTTCAGGAGTCTTCAATGCAACATGATAGGCTAACCCTGCAATCAAGGCCGGAACAAACCTGAAGGGCACATCCATCGTCAAAGTGCCGGAGTTCCCCGCATCATCGAGTCTACGGAGTCTCCAGTACACTAGCGTGTAAGAGTCGTTGTTTGCAGCAGGCCAAATCTTGATGTTCGGAACAGGTGCTTGTCGATCTACATATATTTGAATGGGCCTGCCTGTCGTGAGCTTATTAGGTAGGGTTGCATAGGTTGGGAGCGCTATACGTGTGATCTGAAGATCGACCTGCGTAGCTGTGTTGCCGGGGTTCTGCCGTATGACGTGCTCAATAAGGTCTACCGTATCGGCAGGGAGAGGGTACTGCACTGTGCCTTGAGTCAAAGGAATAACGCCTTGCTCTACCGTCCAGAGATTGATACCCCGATTAGCCCACTCAGCCATCATGATATTGAGGCTACGCCTTGCTGTTTTCAGCTGGTAGCCCGTGCGAATCTCTACGCCCGCACGCTCGTAAGCCTCTTCGATAATCTCGGCTACGTCAGGATTCCAAACCGCTGTACCTGAAGTGGTCATTTTTGCCTAGCCGCTCTTAAGTTATCAACGAGATTCGGGTAAGGTCGCCCTGCTTTCTTCGCTGCAGCTTTAGCTGAGGCTTTCTTGGCAGAACTTAGCTTCTTTGGTTTGCCTAGCCCTTTAGGGCGCTCCTTATCCCAAATTTCTTTAGCCATTAGGTTTGACCGTTGTTCTTAATCAACAGGATATTGAAGTACGAACTGACCGAGTTGTTTGCCGCTGCACCTATCGCTGTGGCCCCGACGCAATTCTTTTCAGGGATTCTGTAAGGAAGCTCAAACAGGTAATCTGCCGTACCATTGTTGACGGCTGTCACGGCACCCACGCGAAGGATGTTATCAGGCCCATGCTGCTTCAAAAACCCAGTAACGGAGGAGTTACCAGATGCCTGCCCAGCAGAAAAAAGCCCCTGTAGCATGTATCCTGTGTACCCTGCTGGAACGCAATAATGACCCGTAGTGCGGTTGTTGAACCCTGTTGCAATAATATCATACAGCACGGCTGGAACACCCGAAGTGACTGTACCTGTACCTACGTTGATATCCCCAGCATTTGCGCCGCCAGACCCAACAGAGATTACATATAATTGGTTCACATAGAGATAGCTGTTGGTCGTGTTTACCGCTGTCTGCCCGTTTAGGATTACAGATTCGCTTTTCTCGTTGTAGTCGCCGTCGATCCCGACGAGCATTACCGTTCTTGCCCCCGTACCCGCAGACGCATCGTCCGCACTAGATGAGCTAACTTTAAGCACTGAGGCGGCTGTTGGATGAGGAACCGTGCCCCCATTAGGCCATACAGACTCTTCAGTGGTGTCTACATCCGGGTTGTACCCAAAGACAATAACAGGCGAGTGCATCGTGATCTGCCCACGAGAGACCTGTATATGAAATGGCTCGTATTTGCCCAGACGACTGACGGAAGAAACTACACTGGTATTTGCCATGATTTTTTACTCAACAATTCCAAGCCCGCAGGCTTTTGTTAATTCTGCTATTCGGGTCTTTAGCGGTTTTAGCGGAGGTGTTAGCCTTCTTCATACCTGTCATTCTCGCACAAAATGACTTCCTTCTGCCCGCATCTTCTTTGGTTTTGGGTTTGGGTGCAGGGGGTTTCAAACCCGGTTTACCGGGATTTGCCTTGTTATAGGAGGCTCTGCCCTTGGCATTAAGCCCACCCTTTTCATCCTTCCCTTCCTTCCGAGTCCACGCCGCAGACTTAGCCATTACCTTCTACCACGAAGCATTTGCATGGTCGGCCTACCTTGCATCTGTGGCCTTTGCAGTGGCATAGCATTCGGATTGCCTTGTACCTGTGGCATTGGCATGGGTCTTGGCATTGGACGCGGCATGGGTTGTGGCTGCGCTTGTATCGGGCCTTGAGGCATTACACCCCCTGTCCGTGGCTGATCCAGCGGTTGGGAACTTCCTACACTGATCGGACCCTGTGGTGCACTGTTCACCTGAGTCTGCTGAGAAGCCATCTGCTGTTGCATAGCCGCTTGTATTTGCGCCATCATTTCTGGTGACATTTGCGGTTGTTGCGGAGCGGAGGGCTGACCTTGCGGAGGCATAGGAAAAGGCTGAGACACTTGTGGACCTTGTGGCATTGCACCGCCCGTTTGAGGAGCAGGACCGGCGTAAGCTGGAAGCGTCGATATAGGCCCAGTGCTAGGAGCAGGCATTGGCCTAGCCATACCAAACTGCTGAGGCATGCCCTTACCGGGTGCGGCTACGTTAGCTCCCGGCATCTGAGAAGGGGCTCCAGCCATACCTTGTCGGTAATTCTGCAGCATGCCTTGATACTGTTGAAGATTACCACCTACTGCGGGTCTGCCCCCGCCGCCTTGTGCTCCGCCTGCCATGACTTATACCATCTTCCCTTTGGTATGGCCTTTCTTGATGCAGCCATCAACCTTGCCACCCTTATAGTATCCCGCGCCGGGGAATGGA